TTCGGCCAGAGCCGCTTCTTAATACCTATGTACACTATCTTCTCGTAAGCTCACATTAGGTTTAGTGATTCGATATAGTCACGGTTAACTTGACGCATAACGTCACTGAAAAGCAGATCGTTAACGTGCTTTAAGTCCTTAACGTTTCCTAGCTGCCACTCAGGGTCTAAACAATCGGGAACACCTAGAGTGATGTTACCGTCTGCATTGATACAGTAGTCGTTGTTAATGACTGTCAGATCGAACTCGTTAGATAGAGGTCTTCCCTTACCTGTCATAACGAAACGAGCGTCATTGTACGTTGAGAACTTAGCACCATTAGGGTTAGCCTCGATGTACTCAAACAGCTTACAAACCTCACGACCAAACAAAGTCATTAACTCACTGTTCGCGTAAATATCGAACTGGACAGCAAAACGTTTAACACCTGCTTCTGAGACCTGCTTATAGCAATCAATGAGACTCTTATAGTTGCTCTCACTCATTGTCATAGAGGCATAGGTGATTGCATCAGAATAAGTAGTAAGCTTCTCTAAGGCGCGCTTGCTGCCTTTCTTTCCGTTACCTAGACCATCGTAACTAAAAACAATCTGGCACTTATTACGCTTGAAGAGATCAACCCATTCATCATCTAGTAGAAGTCCATTCGTGTAGATACGAGAGTTGACCAAAAGGTGCTCTTGTTGGTTGATGTGTGAGAAGGCTTCTTCAAACCAACCCTTGCCAGCCATTAAAGGCTCACCACCTAGAAACACCATGTAGACAGAACGAAAACCTAGAGAGGCGTTAAGCAGCTTCTTAACGGTATCCGTTGAGGCTACTTGCTTTCTCATATTGGTTTCTGCTGTCATGCAGTAGTCACAAGCCAAGAAACAATCGTTAGTCACTTGGACTTGGTAAGATACGTTGTCGTAATACAAGACGACCTCCTTTAATTATTCGTTTGGTAGAGGGTATCTTTCTTTGATTTCAGCTACTTTAGCGATCCAAGGCTGTAGAGCCTCTTCCTCTGTCTTACGACCTGTAGCTATATCGAATTGAGCATCGAGATATAGAGGGTCAGCTTCTTGTTCGTAGGCTTCTTTGCGCCAACGTAGCGTGTCCTCTACGGAAGGTTGAGCAGGTACTAAAGTACCCGTTGAGGGGTCATACATCATACCGCCTACTTCTTTGAGGCTAGTAGTTTCATAGATGTACCAATCATCCAAGTTTTCAGGAACGGGATAGATTTGATATTCGACTGGATTAGCCTTTGAGAAGTAGACAGTATGAACCTCCTTATCTAAAAGAGATTCATACGTGTCTGTCATTAATTATCTCCCTGTTAGTTTCAGGATTTTACAAACGTAACCTTCAGAGTTACGGAAGATATTTGTGTCATAGCGATACTCAACGTAAGCAGCACTGTACGTTGCGAAGATCGTCCTTGCTTCATTCTCGTAAGCGTATAGATCTACGTTCTCGTTCTTATCAGCTACAAACACAAAACCCCATCTACGCCAATCGCCTTTATCCATACCAATGATTAGGTAAAGACCTTCACCCCAATTGTTGGTCACAGTGGTAGCGTAGCCCTCCCAAACAACTTTGTAGCTGTGAGGAAGATAACGACCACCCACAGATTCCTCTACGTACTCAAGGACATCAAACGTTGCCTCTTGTGCGAGTAAAGTAGAGACCATCGTCATGTGTGAAGTCAGTACCCGAACCTTGTAGTTTTGAAGGTTCGTACCACCACTCACTTTGAAATCAGCAGGCACACCCTCTAAGTAGAAATGTGCGTAGGTCTTACGCCAACCGTAAGTACCCGTGTTGTATTTCGCATCGTAAGTACCATTACCTGCTTTAGTTGTGTAACTGATCTTCATGTAACCTAAGTCAGTCAACACACCGTTACTTGTGTTAACCAAGTGGATACGTGGGCTGTCTGTAGATGCTAGGGTCTTCTGAGCAGGAGCAGGTTCACCCCAGTTCGCTGTCTGTTCGTCTTGGATCAATAGACCTTCGGAGCTAAACAAACGAGCAGTTAGAAGACCTACTTCACCAGTAGTGATAAACGCAGGTAGAGGAAAGTATTCAACCGTATTGTTGATCCTGTTGCTTCTATCTATCTTGATCTCACCGCCTCGTGCTGTTTCACCAACCCAAGAAACGATGTTAGAAGAACTACCGATAGTATCTAGAACATCGGATTCAATACGACCTGCCTTCATGACAACCGAACCGTCATTCTCTACGTAGAACGTAGGGTTCCCGTTATCGTCATACGCAGCGAACTTGTAACCTGTCTCACGCATTTCTGCACGAGCACCTGAAGATGAAGTTCGTACTACCGCACCAGTAATCGTACCACCCTGCACTTCCGCACCGAATAACGCACTGTTACCCGTGAAGGTTTCCGTGTTGATGTGCTTAGCGTTTAGCTGACCTACATTAATGTTCGAGGCGTTAACCAGCGTACCATCGTAGACATCGGCTTGAACTTTTTGAGCACTGATAGATTGAGCAACGATGAAATCACCGTGAACACCCTGACTAGAAGTACCTCGTGCAGCCGGAGATGCACCTAGAAGCATCTCAGCGATTGACATTTCATTACCATCAAGTAAATCAATGCGAGGTCTCGCCCATTGCGTTTTAGTGCCATTAATACCTGTATAATACTGGTATGTACGATGTCCTAAACGTGTGGAGTTTGCATCAGTAAACTGTAAATCCCTACCACCACTAACACGTTCACCAGTTACAGGACTATAAACACCGGATAAGCCCGTTTGACCTGCCGTAGAGTTGTAAGGATGCACAATACCAACTAGAAGGAACCATTGTCCCTGTTGAGGTAAGTCTGAAGACCAGAAATAAGGGTTATTGTTAACAGCACCTTGAAGTTCGCTGATATGACCGTTTTGGCTCGTACCAAAATAAATCGTACCATCAGTCCTGTTATTAACCTTCTTTACCCACACTGAAAGACGATATGTTTTGTTTGGGTCTACGTTGACGTATTGGTTGTGCCAACCACCCTGTCCGTTACCTCCAGTAGCAGTAGCTTCAAGGACTACCTCATCGTAGCCGTAAGGTGATTCAGCAATGATACGTTTATTAACCGGATCATTGTTACCTGACCAACCCTCACCTATACCATCACCAACAGTCCAACCGTTAAAACCTAAAAGGTTGTTAGCTAATCGAGTATCTCCTAGAGCGTCTGACACTGCACCGCTACGCGCACTGTCTGCCTTAGCTTGAGCACCTTCAGGGGTCTCCGCGCCCACTTCTGCTGCTGTTAGACTGTCCTTGTTAGCTAACGCGCCTGTAATCGGAGTGATAGTACACTCAGCGATTCGTAGGGTTCCCGTGTTACCTGTCCAGTTAAGGAACATGATAGAAGCCCATTTAGCTGTGCTTGTAGGCGTGTAGATAAACTCATCGTCTACCCAAGTAGTGCTTAGACCTATATTTTCAACAAAGTCATAGATTTGTCGTGTTGCTTGTACACCGCCAGATTCAAACACCTCGTTACCTGAAATGAACTTAGCCGTTGCAGGTAATTCACTGTCCAGTTCAGCCACACGGAGATATGTACCGGAACCGTTATGACCACCTGAACGCCAGCGTAAGCGGATTTTATAACGTTGGTTAGGGTTAACAGGGAACGCGGTAAGCGCACCTGCTGTAGACGCATCATTAGCGTTATAAATTACTAAGGCTTCTGGATGTGTTGAGTCATTAGATCGCATAATGTTGCTAGGTGTATCGTCACCGTAACAAGCATAAGCACCTAGAGGACGACCATCTTTAGCGTCCATATAGAAACGAGGGTTAGAGAATAAGCCCGTAGTAGGTGCAGTAAGACCGTCATTGGATAGGCGAGGATCACTGATAGCATCTACAATAGCACCTGCACGAGCCTCATCTGCCAAGATAGCAGCACCCTCTAGAGGAACTAGAGAAATACCACTTACCTTAGCAGTAAGTCTACCAAGCCAAATAGATCCACCTAGAGGCTCACTGAAGGAGTAATCACGGCGGTAAATTTCAACTCCATTGATTTTCCAAATCATAGTCTTACCGTTATAGATAAGAGTGATTACGTCACCTGCCGCCCAAGTAGTCGTAAAGTAAGTCGTACCGAATTGACGACAGTAAACCTTACCGTCACTTTCTACTCGGAAATGAGCGTTCAGAACACCTACATCGCCGCCTGTGATACGCTGACCGTCACACAAACCAAAGTTACCGTAGAGGTCTGCATCTTCGAGTTTAAGACTGAAAGCCACACCATTTGCGTATTGCTCTACAGTGTGTACAGGAGAGCCATTAGAGCTACCGCCCTCAATCTTGGTTACTGTGAGACCTTTAACCTCTACTGCGTTGTCTACCGATAAGCCGTTACGAGCTACTAAGGTTAGAGGCATTAGCTGTGAGACTTCATCACTAATGGTCTGGTTAACCTGATCGTAATCGACCACACCGTCCTCACCTTTATCACCCGTTAAGGCAATCGGGAAAGACCAGAACGTTAACTCTTCATCAATGGCTTTAGCTACTTTCTGACTCATCCAGTGAGCGTCTTGAGAGTCTTCACTCCAACCTTCGTTAGCCCAATTGTCTGTAGGCGTTGATGGACGGTTAGATGTACCTACAGGATTCTTATGGTAGATCACAAAGACGCGCTCACCATCCTGACCATTATTACCGTCAATACCGGAGATACGATGGACAGTACCAGGATTGCCTCCTACGCCATTAGTCACTAAACGTGTTTGACGATAAATATCAGTAGAGCGCATATCTTCACCCCACTGTGTCCATGAGGCATCAGGAGTAACCACCTGACCGTAACGGTATTGCTCATAGATAGTGTCACCGTCTTTACCGTCTTGACCATTCTGTCCGTTTTGACCGTCCTGTCCGTCCTTACCGTCTTGACCATCACGAACCTTATAGACGGATACCACATCAGTTACACCGTCACAGCTAACTGTAACTGTTACTTGCTCGTGATTACCCATGTTTGAGTAAGACAAGACACGCTCGTTAGGGTTAGCAGCAGTGGTAAGAGCCACTGAAGGGTTAACTGTCCATGTAACATCCCCTGTTGTGTTTTGAGTAGACGCTGTGAACGTAATGGAATCACGCGAAGGCGTACCATACTTATCAATAGCGAACACTTGAGACTCAGAGATTAGACGGATTAACTTAGCGTCCATTGCACCGTTAAACGAAAGGACAATCTCAGGACTATAAGTAACTGAGTCACGCCCCATCGTATCGAAGTGAGCAATACGCATGTAGCGATCACTCTTATCTTCAGAGTCGAAGTTGTAAACGTAGAAAGACTCTTTACCTAGAACAGCGTGTAGGTTTGAATCGCTAGGAGTAAACCCACTAACTGAGGATACGAAGATTAACGTACCTTCAAAGTCTGGTTCGTTACGAGGTTCCCATTCAATCGTAGCGTTACCGTTAGTGTTAGTCGTCTTGATACCTGTAGCCACTCCCAACTGATCGTTAGAGGCAACCAAGCTATTCTGAGCTGAAGTAACACCGTACTTGTCCACCATGACTACCGTAAGAGTGACCTCACGTTTAGCCGTACCGAATAACGCCTTGTTGTCTTCATAGAAGAAAGTGAACTGGTTAGTGGTTAACGTCTCGTTCACGTAGAGAACACCGTCAACGTGTAGCTGGACTCTGTAGTGTTTGAAAATATCAGCAACACGACCAGTAGAACCACCACTTGTAGGTGACGTTGGATCTGGCATGTTGTCTACTGTCACATCACTCATATCGTCCCAAGTGAAACGGAAGTGAGGCGTTGAGGTATCAACCTTTAGGTTTGTGACAGCAGGTAACGTGTAGTTAGGAGCAACTTCAATAGAAGACAACTCAACCCACTCTGACGTGCCTAGAACCATATCGTATGTTCTTACACGGAAATCGTAAGTATCACCCTTTAGGTCATACATAGCGATATTGTCACCTTTATGCGCTGAACGATAACGAGTCCATTCAGTCTGTGTGGCAAGGCGGTATTCAATATCGTAAGCAGTGCTTGGAGTGAATGAACCGTGTTCCCAACGTAGAAGACCATAACCAGAAATAACGAACGCCTCTAGGTTGAACGTGAGGTTCTTAGGTGGCTGGATTTCATCTAATGGTCGAGGTCTTGGTAGGCTTGTTGCACCACCTAAAGTACCTGTATAGATTGAATCGTCGTATTCAATCGCATTGATTCTCGCAATGTTGAATCGGTCAGAATCAGTAGAGATCTCTAGAGACAACACTCGGAATTTCTTCTTATCAAACCCGTAAGCCTCGTTAGTAATCGAGATAACGCTCAACGGCTCTAACATAGGGAAATCGTGGAGGTCTAGATCAAAGGTTACTGTTGATTGGAAGTTAGCCTTGTTATAGATAACGTTGGTGATGTACTTAACACCGTTGTTAACAACACCACCCTCACTTTCGAAAGCGTCACGAGAGTAAGGCATCTTGATAGACTTGGTGATCACCTCGCCATCTTGAAGAACCCTTTCGTCTGTAGTGACATCAGCAGGGATAATGAAGTCGTCGTCGTTATCTCGGTTAATCTCTGATTTGAACGTGGTACTAACTACGTTGTAGTAATCTGAAGTGGCTGCTGGACTCACACGCAACGAGTCCTTAACGATTAAGTCGTCGTTTAAGTCGTATAGAGTTACTAGCTCCTGTTCCTCTACTAAGAACTTGATTTTACCGTTCGAGATAACCAACGAACCGCCACAACAAATAAGCATGTCCTGAAGGATTTCAGCGAATGAATCATCTGCACGAATCGCTGAATTGATTTCAAGACCGTTAGCATCACAGAAACTCGCAGCGTAAGCGAACGAAGCTTCGTCAATGTATTCTGGCTTGATACCCATACCGTAGTATGTGGAAGTCAGATAGTCATAAACCGCTAGAGCTACGTTAGAGCTTTTACCTGTCCATGTTGTAGGGACTTCGAAGTCGTTATCTGCTTCACGGGGATCGTAAACCGCACCGCCTGTCACAAGTGCAGTAATGTTGTAGCGGTCACTGAAGAAGACGTAATCTTGGTCTGTGGTGTAATCCGCAAAGATTACGATATGAGGTACTTTTGAACCTTTATGATCTGTCGTCCATTCACCGTCACTGTTATCCACCGCTAGTTGAGCGGCTACTTGGTTCTCGTGACCTGAACGCCATTGCATCTGGAATTTATCAGATTTACGGTAACGAGGACGCATCTGTCCAGAGCTGAAGATACCGGAAGAGGCATCGTAAGGTGATGAATTGTAGGAAAGGTTTTGTTCAAACATACGAACATCATCAATCCAAACATTGTGTAGTGTTAGCTCACCGATACCGCCCACTGAGAAAACATCAAGGCGGTAAGATCTGTCACGGTCTAGAACGTTAGAGTAAACAGAGGTACAACCTACGATTGCCGTACCGTACACGCGATTTCGAGGTGACTGTGTACCGTTCTTTGTGATCTTCGTACCTGCGTTACTGCTTTTCTTGTCTAAGTCCGGTGTCATCGTCATTGCGTACACCGCCGTACCAACCGAGACAGCCACAGAAATCCAAGCTGCTACTGCTGTTACTGTTGCCACTAATTAAATCTCCTTTCTATAAACTAAGTAGTCCTCCTTCGAATAAAACTCAGGAGAAACAAAACCAAAAACGTCACCTTCAATTACGCCAAACCATTTATTACCTAAGCTGATATATAAGTTGTGCTGACCTTTAAACGCTATTACGTCTAGAGGTCTTTGATAGCCTTGAGGTATTTCTTTGAAGCTTTCGTTTTTCTGTAAATATTCAAGCATTGAGCGAACGCCATATACTTTCTTAGAGACTCTTACACCGCCTCTAATAGTCGTATATCGACCTTTCATTTTGTTGTAGTTTTCTTCATCGAATAATTTAAGGATGAGAAGGTTACAATCCCTCTCACCTCTAATATGTTCTTTGCCTTTATGTTCTTCGATTATTTCCTTAGCTTTTTCAAACATTATTAATCTCTCCAATTCTCTTCACCTAGTGAGGTATCTGCTGTGTACTGGAAGAATTTATCGTTAGGATGTAAAGATTGGTGATGAGCTAATGAAGTAGTCATTAATTGGTTATTTAGTTCTAGGTTTTTAAACGCTGATTGAGTTTCAAAAGCAACGGTAATAGAACCTGTAGACTCATCAAATTCAGTTACGGGAGTCATTGCGAATCCACGATGGTAATATTTAGCTGAACTAACTACGTTTGTATTTTCTGGTAACGTTGCTAGTAAAACGTCAACAGGAGCGTTACGAAAACCATGACGTTCAATAATTGCTTGGTACGCTTGGTTAATACCCGATAGCGTTATTTCAAGACCATCAGTAATTAATTCATACGTACTTTCTGTCTTACCTATAGAAAGGAGATCACCCGCAGCAGACCACGTAACACCTGCATGTTCTACATCGAAAGGTGCGCTTGTGAGTCTTACTGGCGTGATTTCCCCATTAGAGTGATCTTTGTAACGTAGCTCTACAAGTAAGATCTGCTGCTGTGACATATAGTTACTCCTTATTTCAATGATTCAGACCAAGAAATAGTTGCGGAGGCGAGCTGACCGTTGCCCTCGTGTTCAATCGTTGTTTCGTTCCCGTCTAATAACGCTGTGATAATGGGAGCTTTGAAGTTTGCTTGTTCGAGGTTCACATGGTCAGTGCGTAACGCAGGAATGATCGTGTAGTTACCGTCACCCCCTACGTCTTCCACAACCGTGTATAACTTTGAATCGTTAGGTAAATTGAAGACTGAGCCTGCTGTGATAGCAGTGCCGTTGTATGTGAATGAAATTGTGGTATTGCCCGTTGAGTGATTACCGTTGAGGTAAGGCTCTACCGCTAGTTGAGGATTTGAGTAAGCACCCCCTAGAGGAAGTGCGAACTCGTTAAGTTTCCCTTTAAGGCTGGCTAGAAAACCGTTTAAGCGCCTCACGTTCTCATAGCCATAAGCACGCAGCGTGATACTTCCTTTAAACCACTGAACGCCTGAATCTCTTCGATATTGGATACCCGAAATAGACTCAGTGGAATAAACCCGATGATAGTTAGTGATTGAAACATCAGTGATCATCAACTGCGTAGGAATGGTCTTCACCATGAATAGACCTCCTAGTTACGTAGTGGACGTTTCTTCTGTTCTTTTCTCACGAGAGCGGCGATAGTTGATTGCTGTTTTGCCAAGGCTTGAGCCATGACTTTCTCATCCACGAGGTTTGCACCCATGTTGATCGTGGAGTTGATAACCGTCCCACCGCCCTGACCTTCGTTTTGTTTGTTTACAGCGTCGATGTACTCGCCTACACGGTCTTTAGGGATAACGATCTCACCACCTTCCATGTAGTAAGTACCGTCACGTGGAATCTGACCGCCATTGTGGAACTGACCTTGTACGCCTTGGATACCTGCTATAGCTGAACCTACAGCAGCCGCAGCTTGAGCCGATTGGAACACCTTCTCGTACCAAGTGGCTTTAGAAGCCCAAACTTGAGCAACCGCTTGATACTGAGCAATAAGAGTTTCACTAAGAGCTACACCTTTAGTTAGAGCGAACGCTGCCTTAGCCATTGTTTTACTCTCATTGAAGAAGTAACTCATACCATCAAGAACTTGTGCGTACTTAGTTGTCTCAATAGAGATTTCGTTATGAGCGCGCTGTAACGCTAAGTTCTCAAGTAATTTTGAGTGTTCTTCTTTAGTAATTAACTCATTCTTTAGCTGTTCGTCGTAATCTAACTTCTGTAACTCGTAGTTATATTTGGCTTCCATTCGAGAGTTGTTATAAAACTCTTTAGCCATACGGAGACGAGCATTTAAATAAGAGCGTTCATCTTTTAGTTTTTCGTCTTTATCTTTACGCTCTTGTTCTCTTTCCTCATCAGCTATTTTCTTTTTAAGCTGTTTCTCTGTCTCGGAAATTGACTTTAAAGCATTGTTAGCGTCTTTAATACGCTGCTGTAGAGCTTCCCTATTACCATCAGTCAGCTTAATAGTTTCGTAATATTCTTTAGCTGCTTTAATTTTTGCTTTCTGAACTTGAAGTTCTCTTAAAGCTGCCTTTGAGCTTAAATCCTGTGTTTCTTTTAGCTGCTCAATAATGGCAACACCTTCACGAATATTATCGTTTAATACCTGACGAGCTTTCGATTGATTGTTTATTTCTGTAGTGGCTTCTTTCGGTACGGTATAACTAACGTTACTAACCTCTTCAATTAGACCTGAAATAAAACCAGAATTGACCTCTTTATTTAATTCGTCTCTCTTACGCTTTAAGTCGTCTAATTGTTTGCTAAGGTTCTCAACGTCAAGACCGAAAATAGCACTTGAACGTAAACCAGAGGACTTTTTACTTTGAGTGATTCTTTCCTCAATATCTGAGATTTTCTTCTCAACCTCAATCAAATCAATTAGAGCTTGATCTTTAAGGTCACTTAGGAAGCTAGAATCAATCTTCCCTAGAAGAAGCATCACCTTGTAAACAAACTTCTGAATCTGGACAGTAGCGGTCTGAATAACCTCTAAGATATTCGTTGCGATCTGCTTACTCAGCTTGAAGATCACACCACCTGCTGTCTCGCCCTCATCGACCATACCCTTGAAGGTACGCACCGCTTCATCAAAGACGGACGTTAAGGTCTTACTGAAGAGAGCCATTGTCGTGTAGGCAATCTCACGAACGATAATGTTCAAACGATGGAACGACTCATACATTTCGTTCACACGTCCGATGTACTTACCGCTTGTACCTGCGCCTAAACTATCAGCTTCATTAACGAAGTCTGAAAGCGTCCTACCGCTACGTGACACCGTTGTAGACAGTCGATACATACTGTCGTTGACCTCATCAGCCCAAAACTTAGCTGTGCTGGCATCCATGCGAGAGATCGTTTCTTGGAACCTAGAGAACTGTTGAACAGGGTCTAGCTTCATCCAATCTTCAGCACTCTCACCGATACTCAGAAAGAAATCGACTAGAGCACCACCGCCTGAAGCAGCGTCAACCACACGAACGTTCAAGTCCTTTAGGGCATCAGCTAGGTACTCGTTCTCAAGACCTAAGCTGTTTGTAACGTGAGTTAGCTTTGAGTATTCCTCAACGGTCATCCCTGCCGTTGTAGCCATACGTTGCATTTCACGTTGGTTCTCATAAAGCGTATAACCAAGCGTACCTAACGCAGCCGTTGTACCCGAACCAACAATACCTAAGCGTGTTAAAAAGCCTGTCAGGTTACGGATTGAACCTGCCATGTTCCCAACCTTCTTATTGAAGGATGAGATATTCTTCATCATCTTCTTGAGAGAGGCTTTAAAGCTTTTCTGTGCTTGCTCTGTCTGTTGGATTAGTTTGGCTGCGTTGGCACTCATGGCAATGTTGACGTTACCGATAGTAACGTTTCTTCCTGCCATCAAGCCTCCTTCTTATTAACCAAACATTGCGTTTAACTTTTGATGTAGTGCTTGCTGTGAGGCTTCGTCGTGACCTTCCCTAATATCCCCTGCGTTGTCTTCACGCATGAATGGGAAAATATCGTCATAACCTAGAGCCTTGCCTTTGCGTCCAGCCATTGAGTTGTAAGTGGCTGCTGCGATTGTTCCTGCTTGAATCCATGAGTTACTAGGAAGGAAAGGTTTGATTTGGTTTAGAAGGAATAACCTGTAGATTAACGCTAGAGGCTGTTCATTGAATTGTTCGTAGGTTAGCCCCCAATAAAGCATTAATTCTAAACAAAAGACCTCGAAGGGGTCATTACGGAGGTCTTCTAGCCCTTTTTTACTTCTTCACCGCTTGTGAAATTAGATAATTCTTGAACCTTCAAAGCCAAAGGAAGCACAAATGAAATATCAGCTTCTTTCACTACTTCAATATCTTCGTCTTTAAATAGACGCTTTTTATTTTCATCAAGAACACAACGAACGACTAAAGCAGCGAAAAAGCCTTCTTGATTCATTTCACCGTTTTCATCAGCTTCACTTTGAGCAGCCGCAAAAAGGTAATCCATTGTGTTCATGCCTTTAACGAAATATTTACCGTAACCTTCTACTTCAAATTCAACAGGTTTATTAGTTAGAAGTTTTAGTAATTCTTTTCGATTCATTATTTCCCCTTGTGACATAAAAAAAGGACTACATTAAGTAGTCCCTAAAATTAATTAACCTAAAGATTAAGCAGACGCTTTATTCTCTTTAGTCACCTTACCGTGAACTACTAGAGACACTGAGTAACGCACTACATCATCAGCAGACGAAGTAATACCGAATTTACTTACCTGACCGTTAAACATGTAATCTGTTTGGCGATCACCTTGAATTAGACGAATATCAAAAGAAGCCGTCTCTTGGTTTTCGTATAGTGTTTCTAGTGCGGTCTGACCTGCATCTTCCGTGTTTGCTAGAAACTCTAGGTCTACCTGTCCAACGTTCTTAACCGTTGTGAATGTGTTTGTGTAACCTTCACCGTACACGGTTACTTCTGACGTACTCGCTGAATCACTTAACTCACCGATACTTGTAATATCACCAACTTCAAGCGTAAAACCTGAAGCTGAAGTAGTACCTGCTGTTAGGTTGTATAAAAGTTTCGTGTCAATACCACGAGTACCACGACCGATACCTGACATTTATTTTTCTCCTTATTTTGTTTTTATTGTGAAGAAAAGAACACCCTCATAGCTTTTATCTAAATTCATTCCTAAAGTGCTATCTGTTAATTGACAGTCGATAATATCTACCCCACCGATATTTCCAGTAAAACCGTCTAGCACTTGAATTAAAGTATCTCTAAGAGAGCGAATAGACATATAACGGGTATCAACCACATTAATTCGTAGGTCATAGTCATAACCTAGAGGTTTGCCGTTATTTCCATATAAAGATTCACCACGAGAAACGGACAAATCAATAACGAAGAAAGGAATGGAAACACCTTCAGGTTTCCGAGTGATGTAACCTTCCATATTATTTAAGTGGGGTTTAAGGAAGTTGATAATTTCTAATTCCACCTTTACCTCTTATTTTTTCTTTCGAGTCTCCTTAGAACCTTTAACCAACGATTAGATAAAGACGATGCGAATATATTTAACGCTTGATCTGCTTTGTCTCTCTGTGACGGTATTAAGAAAGGTTGAGCTTCCATTGCTCCTACTTTACGAAGCCAGAAATCCGTCTCCCCTTTTGTAATTCCATAAGGAGCTTTCTTAACAACCTGCATGAACTCTTGACGACCATATTCAACAGCAGCAGCGTAACGGGATACTGGATACTTGAAGGTAACTATCCTTCGAGCAACAATACCGTCTTTAAGCCACTTCTTACCGTGAGCTGAGCGCTCGACCATGTATTTAGGATCGCCTAGATGAACGTCACGCATTTCTACAGACTCATTTGCGAGAACATCAGCGCGTATAGTGGGAGCGCGTACTAGACACTCCCTGTAGATAACTTGATGTGCATCTTTAAGAGCACCTTGGATAATGGTCAGCGAGTGATTTTTCTTCTTCTTATAAGCCGCACCGACCTCACCAAAGAGCTTAACCATTTCGTCTTCTATGGCTGATAAGTTGGTTTCACCGTTAAATGAGAGGTCAAAGGTGACTAAACCATATTTAGACACTAGGCACTCTCTTAGTGCCCTCATAACGCTTCGCTTGAATACGAAGTTCACGGTCACGATAACCAACATTACGGATACCTGTTACGTCATACTCATCACCTCGATGGACAATCACCACATCGTGAGGGTTATCTTCAAGTTTCTTTGAGTACGGAACAGTAAACTCAACCGTTTCTACACCTTGAATGCTCGTGCCGCTTGTTGTCTCTGAGACCTCAAGGACTCGCACTGAAGCTAACGGTTTACCTAAGAGAGACCATTCAGCCACCTCACCACCAAAGACGTATGAGGTAGGAACATAAACTTGTAGTCGATGCCTTAGCGCACCTCGTCTCATTTGCTACCCCCTTTAAACCGAATAATGTCTATAAGGATTTAAAAGGTATTGGTGCGTAACAGGTACTTTAGTAACTGTCACACCTTGACCAACCGTAGCGTCTTCACGCATTTCGTATAGAGTTGCAACCAACATCAAGATAGCGTGCTTAACGCTAGGAGGTACTTTGTTAGCACCCCAACCGAAAGTAGCCACTACCTCAATGCTTTGCATTTCGTTCTGACTCACGGAACCCGTATAGATGATCCGGTTACGTAGACGATCTAGGAAGAAATCAGTTACAGGGATTGCCCGTAAGTTGTTTTCATTGTCTAAGTAGAGAACATCATAGACTTCCGAAGGGTCAGGAAAGGGTAGCCTTTGTGAGAAGCTAGAAAGCGTAAAGGATACCCATGTTTCCCCTATGAAGCGTTTCATATAGGATTCTGCCGAGGAAATTGCTGCGTCGATTAGGGACTCAATATAGGGACGATCTTCTTCGTCCCATACCCTTAGATGAGCAGCAGCTTGCTCGTAAGTTACAACTCCTTCGTTAATGCGATTAAGAACTGAATAACCCATAATCGCACCTCACGATTACAGAGCTTGCAGAGCGATACGGATAGCGTCTGAGTTACCTACGATTTCACCGAAGCGTTGATCTAGGTAGATTGTACGAGCACCTTTAGTTGTGATGTCGTCAATCAGGAAGTGCTCAGAGCCAGCTAGAGGAACTAGCTTGAACGCAGACTTCAGATCACCGTAGATAACTGGCGTAGCGTTAGAGTCAGAAACAGGTAGCTGATCCACGATCACGATAGGACGACCTAGCAGGATGTAACCTTCACCCCACGCTGCACCTGACATAGAGAACTTACCGAACTCGATGATCGGGAAGCCTTGCTCAGTACGCAGCTTCTTCAACTCGCTGAACGTCTTCAGGTTCATGTACCATTTCGCTGAAGATTGGTATTTCTGAGGTAGAGAAGCTTGAAGGTCAATGAAGTAGTCTTCAACAGCTTCAGTAGTTGCACCGAAGGCACCATCAACACCTGTCTTAATCACTTGGTAGTAATCAGGGTCACGCGCACCGTCTACTTTTAGAGACTCTGTGAAGCCGTTCTCACGGTCTACACGATGCCATAGAAGACCACGTAGGTTCTGAATACCGTTAACTTTCTTACCGTCACCATATAGAAGCATGTCGATCAGCTTGAAAGTCCACTCTTCAGCAATAAGACTCATCAACTCACCTTCTACGTCGATGTGTGAGTCACGTAGAATCTCGTGAGTAAGGATAGGCATTGCAAACACCTTAGCGAACAGTGCAGATACCTCTATGTAGTTCTGCGTACCAGTGTTAGCTACTGGCGTAGTCACACCGTCCTGTTCACCTGTTTGCTCAACGTCTGGACGAACCTTCAGCACCAATTGACGGAAGTCGGTGCTCGATACGGTCTGTGAACCGATCTCAGATAGGAAAACATCGTTAGCAATTGCAAGCTTGATGATCTCCTTCGACATTTCCTCTTCGATGGTGTTACCTGCCGAGGTTAGATCAAGCTGCTTAACGTATGTTTCTAGGCTTTGTTTAGCAGGAGCAGAGTTTAGGAATTTACGGACAACTTCGCGGCGTTCTGCTTTCTTTTCTGCTTCTAGTTGTTCAGCAGGTTTCGCATCGCGAGCTTTAGCTTCAACGTCTGCCAGAGCGTGAGCAAGTTCAGTCATTACTTGCTTCATTTCAGCAGTGTTGGTGATTTCCTCAATAGATTTAATATCAAATTTCATATAAATTCTGTCCTCTTGTTATAGTTATAAGAATCCTTTAGCGCCCTCCTTAAAGAGCACCAAGTGAGGCTTTCCTTCCTATGGGAAGGGAGGTTTATTTAGTAAAGAAATCGTCTAGGGAATCGCTCTTTTCTTCAGCGTCTTCTTCTGGTTCTTCTTCTTTCTGTTCTTGCTCTTCGTCTTCTTGTTCTTCTTTAGCAATCACATCTGAGTCACGAACCTCATCAACACCTTCAATCGCGTCTAGAGCTTCTTTTAGGGACAAGCCGTGTTTTTCACACAGACTTTCGAGAGTAGTTTTTACTTCTTCTTTAGCTTCAGCTTTACGCTGTGCTTCTTCTTCAGGGGAGACGTAATCAGGCATGTACTTAGCTACGATTGCCATAGCTAATTCTTCACTTGTACCGCAGCTAACTAGGAACGATTTTAGTTCTTCGTCACTTGGTAAACCCTTCTCGTCTAATTTCATCTTCTTCACCTCTTCAATTCGTGCTAATTCATTACAAGGGAAGGTAACTAGAGAAGTTTCACGAAGTTCTAGTTCTTTTAGATAGTTTGTTTTTGTCTTCGAGTCGTATTCTTCATCAATTACCCAATATCCGATGCTAATACCCGAAAGTGCGCCCTGTTTGGCTAGAGCGTAGGCTTCACGACCTAGTTCAGTCTCAAGGTTGATGTGACCTTCACCCTCAAGACCTCGCGAGGTTTCACGAAGATTTTTCCAAATGCCAATAGGTTTTTCTGGATCGTGTTGCCACAACATGACAAGGTGACGACCACTCTCTTCAATCATCTTGATACTGTGCTTAAACGCACCTTTGAGAGTTATGTCACCTGCATGGTCTTTATTACCGAAGTAATTAAGAACACCAGAAATGACACCTTCGTTACTTAATTCATCAACATCAAACTGAAGAGTCTTTACCTTGCTCTTCTTCAGCACTGGTATTAACTCCTTCTGTTTCTTCTTGTTGTTGTTTTGGTTGTTCTTTAGGAGGGTTCATTAACCTTTCGGCTAACTTCTGTGAGTCTTCTCTAGTGCCCCACACGTAGTTGTTCGATTGGATAACGAACAGTTCCTTCTCGTTTGCAGGAGCTAAGTCAAACATTTCACGAGACTCTTCATGACTAATGATGCGGTTCTTGATTAAGATCTCCGCTACTTCAGCTTGAGTACGAATATCACCCCTTACGAACTGCCGAGTGTCGAAGCGAACGACCATGTTAGAAGGCAACAGCTTGTTGTAAGCGTTCTCTAACTTTGTGATGATCGGCATTAAGGTGTTCTTCAAGAAATGAAGGTTATTCTGTTCGACGTTATTCATCGTCTGTGCTGAAGTGTCGTTGAGCATATGGACAGGAACACGGAACGCAGCAGCAATCTGTTCACGACTGAACCCAAGCATTTCTAAAAGTTGAGCGTCTTGGTTAGTCATGGTGATGTTGGTGTAAGTCAGACCATGCTCTAACACGGCTACCTTACCTGCGTTGTCCGTACCGCCATAAGCACCGTTCCAACTCGCTTGAAGACGTTCAATAGCCTCATCGTCTAAAGAGTCTTCAGTAGAGAGAACACCACTTAGGCGTGTACCATTCTCAAAGATTTTCGCCTCGTGGCGTTGTGCTGCTATAGCCGTACCGATTTGTTCAGCCATAAGAGCAATTGGAGAGATACCTTGAAAGCCGTTAAGGGACTGAAGCTTAATGTCCAGCAGCCCTTCCTCGTTGAACGGAGCATATGAGACCTGTCCATTACCTTTATGATCAACCCATCGAGCAACAGGAAGACCTTCATTGGTCATACTGAGGTTGACTTGATCGAGATAACGCATAGGTAGAAGGGGTTCTACCCCGTTTTCACGGACGGTTTAGTAAAGACGTAAACTTGTTGTCTT